CGGCCTGCTTGGCCGCAGCCTCGGCCTGCTTGGCCGCAGCCTCGGCCTGCTTGGCGTCCTGCTCGTCAAGCTTGTCCAGCTGTGCCTGCGCCTGCAGCTCAATCATGCGCAGCTGGCGCGCATGCCGCTCCTCAATCAGCACGCGCTCCTGGTCGCTCATCTCGCGGGCCATCTCGAACTGCAGGTCGTAGTACAGCTGCTGCGCCTTGGCCTGCGCCTCGGCAACCACAGCCGCGCGCTCGTCGCCAGCCGCGCGCACCTTGGCCACCTCCTCCTCCAGCCGCATTCTGTAGTCCGCGTTGCGCAGGGCCAGCACGCGCTCTGCCTCGGCACGCGCCTCGGCCTCGCGTTCGGCGGCCATGGTCAGCCTGCTGGCGCGGGCAGCGGCCTCCAGCTCACGCATGTGTTCAGCCGCCTTGTCGGCTGCGCCAGCCGTGGCGTCGTAGATGGCCTCGCCCAGGTCAACGAACGCACCCGCGAAGGGTATCGTCTTGAACATGTCCAGCAGCGCCTCGGGCGTTTCCTTGTCGCTGCGCAGGAACCCAGCCATGCCCTTGGCCAGGGTGGCTGCAATCATTGGCCCTGCCAGCGTGCCCATGACGCCGCGCGCCTGCTCGGTGAACTTGCCACCGAAGTCATAGCCGAAGCTCTTGCCCGCCTCGCCGCCCGCCTTGACGCTCTTGGCCTTGGCCTCCTCGAGACCCTTGTCGAGCATGCTGGTGCGCGCCGCGATGTCGATGTAGACGCTGCCTGCCAGCATGGTCAGCCCTGCTCCTGCAGCCAGCGCTCAACATAGTCTCGGCACGCATCGTCGCTGGCGTTGCTGCGCACCAGGCGCCCCTGGCGCACAATGGCAAGCAGGCCATTGAACTCCGCGACAGGCAGCCCCATCGGGTCAGGCACGGCGCCCTGCGTGTTCAGCAGGTGCGCCTCTGTCAGCCAGTCCCGCTGCCGCTCACGCCCGCGCGCGAGCGGCTCACCCATTTTCCCTCGGCGTCCGACCACTCGAACCCAAGCAGCTGCAGCGCAATGTGCGTGAGGTCATCCGGCGACAGCGCTGCCGCGATGGCCGTGGCCCGCACCTGGTCGCCCTCGAGCGCGCACAGCAGAATCTCGTAGGCGCCCTCGAGCTGGAACGCCCAGCGAATCAGCCAGCTGGTCAGCATGGCCTGCTCACGCACCTCGGCTGCGCGCCGCATCAGCTCGTCGGCAGGCAGCTCGGCGGCACGCCCATCGGCAATGGTGGCATCAGCCATGCGGCGCGCCAGCAGGCGCTGCATGCCAACCAGCTCACGCACGCACAGGGGCCGCAGCAGGAGCGGCCCGTCGGGCAGGTCTACGGGCACATGGCCGATGGCCGTCATGGCACCACCACCTGCGTGGCCGCCTTGGCAATGTCCTCGAATCTCCGGCAGTCCGTGTCACGCACCTGCGCGCGCATGCGTCCAAGAGATGCACGCGCACGCTGTATGGCTGTGGACGGGTCGATGCTGCCAGGCGAGACGCGGCGCGCAACCACGCCACCATCATGCATGGTGAACCGCACGCACCAGTCGCGCGTGCTGGGGGCCACCAGCTGCGCGGCGAGAATGGCGTTGAACTGACTCATGTCAGGTTGGTAGACCACACCACGGTGGGGCCGTTGCTGTCGTTGAGCTCGAAGTTGAGCGTCAGGGTGGCGTCACCGTTCTTGTCCGTGTTGAACGCCAGGCTGCTGAACAGCGCGTCGAAGGTGAGGTTGGCAGCTGACTGCGAGGCCGTGCCACCGTAGCACGACAGCACCAGCGTGCCGCCCAGCTGCTTGTTCGTCAGGTCTGTGTTATTGCCGAACGGCGACCCGTCAGAATCGCCAACGGACGGCACGCCCGCCAGGCTGCCCGTGATGTCAAGCACGCCCAGGCGGCGCGTCTTCGCAGCGTGCGCGAAGCCTGTGGTGTCGCTGCTCGTGTAGGCCACATTGGCTGACCACACCTTGACATTGAGAGCGTAGTTCGAGGGCAGGTCGACCAGCCCGTCATTTCCAACCGTGTAGATGGTGGCCATGTGTGTCTCCTACAGTAGCGTGGCACGCAGCTCGTACTCGTCTTCAATCAGCCAGGCGTCATCATCCTGCTGCGGCACACCTTGTCGCCGGAGCCTTGTGGTGACGCGGTCGTGTCCTGCCAGGGTGGCCGTCCACCCATCCAGCAGCGCCTTGAGGCGGGTCTGCGCTGACGCCAGGTCACCCGTGGTATCGGCAGAATCGTACATGCGGAACAGGATGCCCAGCACCAGCTCGTAGCCCGCGCTGGTTCTGTCGCTGCGGTCTGTGGTGACCTCGTACACGCACACGGGCAGGGCGCAGTCGCTTGGCGCCTGGGTGGCGTACACGCGGCCATCAAAGACATAGGCGAACCCGCCAGCTGTGTTCGAGCTGGAGATGCGGGTGCGCAGCGCTGTCAGCACGGCCATGCTCATCCTAGCCTCGCCACCCTTCGCATGGCGCGCGCCATTGTCGGCTCGAACAGGTCGCGCACGGCCTCGATGGTGGGCTTGATGTATGGCCGCGCGCGCACCCGCCCGAAGTTCCCTTCGATGCGCGCATAGCGCACAGGGCTGCCCAGCTGCATGCCGATGCGGTCAGGCGTGCTGTACTTGCGCACCTTGGCGCCCGTCGGCCCGCCAATCTGCCAGCTGCGCCGGAGGGTGCCTGTGTTGACCGCAGGCGGCTGCCCTGGCGCACTCGCCTGGTGCAGCCCCTGCTTGCGCATGGTCTTCGCACCCTTGCGGCCCTTGCCGATTCTGTAGATGCGGCCCGTGCCAGGCTTGCCGAGCTGCACCTTGAGCGCACGCTCAACGACCAGCAGGTAGGCGTTGACACCTTGCGTGATGGCCCAGCGCATTTGACTGGTGGCCTGCGGGTTGCCACGCCACTCGACGCTCATGCCAGCACCTCCGGCGGCGGCACGCGCACCGCGTCCACAATGGTGTGCGCATTGGGGTGGGTGGTCGCCAGGTCAGGCACGCGCACGCCTGTGACCCTGTACAGGTTGCAGCTGTTGCCCGTTGGCGGCTGCGCCACCAGGTCATCGGCCTGCACATCCACGGCGCCGTTGAAGTAGATGACGGTGCCGCGCCGCAAGCTTGTGCGCCCCTGCGCCAGCTGCTCGGCACTCGAGCGCTCCTGCACGAATGCCTGGTGCGTGGTGCTGGTATAGCTCTTCGCCACCATGCCGTATGCGTCCACCGTGGTGGTGGGGCGCCGCAGCGCCACCTGCTTGCCCATGGTGGCAATGAGCGCAGCCACGCTCACCGAAGCCTCCTGTACGGCGCCAGCAGCTGGAACGCCTCGCGGTCAGCCTGCGCCCTGCCCTCGAGGCTGTAGCTGTAGTCGCCCAGGCTCTCGCTGGCCAGGCTGTAGTCGCGCGCCCTGCCGTAGTAGATGCCAGCCGCCAGCATGCGCGTGGCCTGTTCAATGTCGGGCGGCACCTCCTCGTAGCCTGCGTCGTAGTCGGCCACAATGGTCTGCTTGGCGCTGGGCCACCTGTAGCCGTCATCGGGGAACCCGCCTCCGGTGAGGTACACGATGCCACGGTCAATGTCTGCACGGGTGTCCAGCTGCGCCTGGTCAGGGTAGGTCAGCGTGGCCGTGGCGTTGAGCAGGTCGCGCCCAGCGAATCGGTGCATGTACTTGACCAGGCAGTTCGATGCCAGCGTGGCGCTGAAACCCGTCTGCTGGTTGATCCAGGCCACCAGCAGCTGGCTGGTTGGCACCTGATTGTGGTTGCGGTGCGACACCGTTTCGTTGCCGTCGGCGTCAACCCGCGTCAGGCAGAACTCGTTCTCCCGCATGGTCACCGTCGCCAGCACATCGGTGCTGACGGTGCTGCTGATGGTCAGCGCCGCCAGGCGCCCGCTGCCCAGGTAGTGGACATGGCCGATGGGCGCCCAGCGCAACAGCACCGCACCCTCGCCTCCAGCCGTTGTCCACTCAATGACGCGGCGCTGCACCACCTTGCGGCGCAGGTAGCTCTCAACCTGGTATGTGGCGGCGTCAATGGCCTGCTCGAGCTGCGTGTCGTTGTCCGACACGGTTATGCCCAGCGTAGCCTTGAGGTCAGCCAGGGAGATGATGGCATACTGGTCAACGGCCACGCGGCGCCCTCCTGCGTGGTTTCATCGGCTTGACGGCTGGTTCTGTTGCGGCTGGCGTCTGCGCAGGGCCGCTGGGTGCCAGTATGCGCAGCACGCCCATGGCAGCGAACCGCTCGGCCAGCTCCTTGCGCATGACCACCGTGGCGCCCACGCGGTGCATGTTCCAGGGGCGCACCACCAGCACCACCACCATGGGCTCGGCTACGGGTTCCATGGCAGAGCTCCGTTGGCATTGTAGTCGCGCACATATTGGTGCCTGGGCTGCAGCTGCTCGTCCGGCCAGCTGCACATGACCTGCAGGTGGCCCACCCGTACCAGCGGCGTGATGCCGCACCGCAGGCCGTGCGCCCGCGCGTGGCTCCAAAAGTAGATGTCATCGTCCACGCGCCCGTCACCCCAGCCACCGTCCTCGGCAGGCTTGCCAACGAACAGCGGGCGGGGGAGCTTGGCCAGCGTCTCAACCCGCATGAGGGTGCAGCCGAAGTGTGCGGAGAGGCATGGCCACCATGGCTGCCGCAGGGCCGTGGCCTCCATCTCGCGCAGCGGCTGGCCGTTGCCGTCATCAAGCATGGCCAGCATGTGGTCGCGGTCGCGCGCCACCTGCAGCGGCGCCAGCACATCGAGCTGCTGCTCCTCGAGCAGGTGCCGCAGCACAAGCACATCATTGGCCTCGAAGACCGTGTCGTAGTCCACCGTCAGGATGTACTTGAACTTGCCCTCGGCGCACACCTTGTCCAGCTCACGCTGCAGGCATTGCCCCCAAAAAACGCCAGTCGTGCGCACCATGGGCATGGCCAGCTTGAAGCAGGCATGTGCCACGCATTGCATGTTGTCGCTCCACGCCAGGCGTGGCATGCTCATCACGCACAGCACATCACCCTGCGGCACCACGGGCAGCCGGACATTGGCCACCCTGCGTGCGCGCAGGTTCAGGCTGATCGGGTAGGCGCTGCAGTCATCTGCACCGTCCCAGGTTCCAACCACCTCGAGGCACGCCATGCCCAGCAGCGCCTCGAGCTTCTGCCTGTTGAATATGGCGCCATGGCGGTCATCGGCGTCCACATGCCCGCCCATGAGGAAAGACTCGGTCACATGGCCGCCGCCATTGTGGTAGTGCGCCAGCACCTTGTCGAAGTCAGGCACGGCCACCAGCAGCTCACCACCTAGCCGGAGCGCTCGCGCCCA